TCCAGACGCCGGACAGGAACGAACGTATGGCGCCAAACACTGACGTGGTTACGCCGCGTATGATGTTCCAGGCTCCGGTTATTGTGGCGCGTACCCGGCCTACGTAGCCGGTCACGAATCCGACTATGCCGGCCCAGATGCTCGCCAGGAACGAACGTATGGCACCGAACACGGCGGCCGTTATGGCGCGGATCCCGGCCCAGCCTGCGGTTATGTAGGCTCTCACCCGGTTCACTGCGGCAACAATCCACGTGACTATGTTTGTCCAGGCTTGGCGCACCCACGCCACGACGGCGGACCACACCGCCATTGTCACCGCGCGCACCGTGTCCCAGTTGGCAATAATCAAAGCCACCAGCGCGACGACGGCGGCAATAACCCAGCCAATCGGCCCCAGCGCGATAAACCATGCGGCGGCCATGCGCGCGGCTTGGATCATCGCCTGCACGCCCATAAGCACCCAGCCGGCAACGACACGCGCCACCTGCACCAGGAACGTAGCGGCGCCCGTCGCGGCGGACGCTATCATGCTGCCCGTCCACACGGCCGCGGTGCGGATCCCGTTAGCGACGGCGGCCGCAGACATGGCCACCCACGCCCCCACAATCCGCGCCTGCGCCATGGCGTACGCTGCGGCGCCCCGGGCCGCGTCCATGGCGTACATGCCCCAGATAATGGCAGTCTGCGCTCCGGACACTACGGCGGCCGCGCCCATGCGCACCCAGCTGGCAATAATCAGCGCGCTGTTCACCACGTACATGACGGCGGCCCGGGCGGCGCCGGCCGCGGACATGACCCAGCCGGCTACCATCTTGGCGCCGGCAATGGTGGCCTGCACGCCAAGCCGGATCCACACCGGCGTCAGCACGGCGGCAATGATGGTCGCCACACGGGTAACCGTTGGCAGCACCTCGCCGGCCACGCGCTGCACCTCCGCAGCAATGCCAGGTATTTCGTCAATGAAACCGGACAGCCCGGCTATGGCGTCAATGGCGGCGACACGCACCGCGGTAAACGCCGGCGCCAGCGCGCCGCCAATCTTGGCCTGCAGGTTCTCAAAGTCGGCACTAAGCGTCTTGGCCACGTTGGCCGTGCTGTCGCTGGTCCGTGCAAAGTCGCCCTGCGCGTCACTGGTCTGCTTGAGTATCAGCGACTGCGCGGCCAGCGTCTTCTGCTGCGGCGTCAGCGCGTCCTTAGTCGTACTGATAAGGCCCATTTTCATGGCCTCATTGCGCATGCTCGCGTCGTCCAGCATGACGCCGAACTGGCGGATGGGCTCAGTTTCCCCGCGCAGGGCGGCGCCGATTGCCTCGATCGCCGTCTCAGGACTCGTGCCCTTGAAGCTGGCCATGTCCGCCGCCAGCTGTGTCTGCTCCGTGGCGAAGCTGGCCAGCTCCTTACCGGACAGGCCGGCAGCCTTGCCGTACGTGCCGAACGTGTTGGCCGCGTTGATTACCTGCTGTTTGGACAGGCCCAGCTTGCTGCTGGCCGTGTCCGACTGTTTGATAATGGCGCCCATGTTGTCGCCGAAAACGACGCCGGCCGCGGCGGTGCTGTCCTCCAGCTCGCTGAACGCGGCGACGCTGGTATTAGCAAAGCTGGCGATAGCCTGCCCGGCGAACATGGCCGCGATAGGTGCGATAGCCGCCCGCAGCGCGGACATGATGCCGCCGCCCAGCCGGCCGCCAATCTGACGGCCGGCTGCCGTAGTGTCAACCCCGCCCAGCTCCCGCGCAATGGCACCCTGCGCGCCCTGCAGCGACGGCACCAGCGATAAATACGCGGTAGCTAGCTCAGTTGCCATTGCCTAGTCTCCATCCCACCATGCGTCAAAGTCCTTGATAGCGATAGGCTGGCTGCCCACCGTCTTACCGTCGTCAACGCCCGGGCGCCGTACCGGCTTGGGCCGCGGACCTTTGCCGCCACCGCGCTGCCAGTTTGCCGCATTCAGTGCGTCAACTACTGCCGCTAGCAGGTGGTCCGTCACACCCCACAGTACCGTTTCACCATGCACGGCATACGCCAGCTGGGAGTCCCGCGGCGCGTGTTGGCAGTAGTCCAGCAGGTCACCCCATGGAAGGGCCGGCGTGCCCACCTCGCGGACACGCCGGCCCATACGCATAAGGTCCGCGTTCAGCGCGGCCCCGTGCTCCTCAATGACGGCGCACAGGGCTGCTATTCCCCCAGGCCCACCTCAGAGGTGCCGGCGCCGGCGGACTTGGCGCTGTGCTTGCGCCAGCGGTCGGTAAGCGCGGTCAGCTGCTCGCCGTCAACCTGCCCCAGCAGCTCCGGCGCGTACCGCTCGAACAGCTCACCCATGGCGTCTTCGTCGCTGATGCCGCCGCGCAGCTTCATCGCCAGGTCCATGTCAATGTACTGCAGGTTAGGCAGCCGGTAAGTCTTGTCATCGCCGGCAATCCGGAATCGGTAGCTGCCGGCGTCCGTGCGGCCCTTGGACACGGGCAGAATGTCCACGCCGTCCGCGTCCGTCTGAATTTCCAGGTCCTCGAAACCGGCCTGCCTGCGCATGGCCTCCAGCTGTTCGTCTGTGTACTGCGCCCGCTGCTGGCCGGCGGTGGGGCGAGTGCTGTTGCGCTTGTTTTTCTTGCTCATTATCGGGACTCCTCGAGACGTCCGGGACAAATGGGACTAAAGGGCCGCGGCGCGCCGGTCCCGGTCGGCACGCCGCGGCCCGGTCTAGTTAGGCTGCGCCCTGCAGCACGCCGTCGTCGCTGTACCAGTACAGGTGGTTGCCGGACGCGTCAGGGTAGGTCTTCAGCGTGATGGGCAGCGTGATCGCTTCCGACTTGGTAAGCGAGATTTCCCCGCGCTCAGACACCTGCCCCAGCGGGACAACCACCAGCAGCTTGCGGGCGCCGTCCTTGATCTTGAATACCCACGACTTGATAGGCATCTCATCGGCGTTGAACCGGGCAGTAATCCGCGTGCCGTTCGTGGCGTCCGCCGGCGTCACGGTCACGTTGTCGTCACCCAGGAAATTCTTGAGCGACTGCTCCGACAGCTCCATGTGCGCCCACGTCAGCTGATTGCCGTACTCGGACATGATGGAGCGCACAATGTTGCCGCTCCAGTCCTTGATATCGGTACTCGAGCTGTTCGTTCCAATCTTCAGCCCGTCCTCATTGATATAACCGCTGTCCTTGAACGCGGCGTCAACGGCGGCCCCGGCCTCAGTCGGCAGCGTGGTCCCAGTGTCCGCGGACAGAATGGCGCCCGTGGTCAGCTGGTCCGGCGCGCCGGTGAAAATATTCTTGACTTCTACAGGCATGGCGTGTCCCTCTCTTAGCTTGCCCGTGCCCGTATAGGCACGGCGTACGTTGCCGTATATCGTGCGTGGTCCGTGAGAGAGTCCGGCAGCCATGCCGGCCCCGCGTACTCCTCCACATCATAAACCGTATAACCAGCGATTTCGGTAAACCAATACATCAGGCCGTCCACGGCGGCGGCCAGCTGCCAGGCTTTTGACTTGCGCAGGTTCCACGACTCGACTACCAGTGTGGGTACGAACGTGGCCACGTTGCGCCGCTGGCCGCCCACCTGCCGGACCACCACAAACTCAGCCGGCCGGACCGCCGGCACGTCCGTGTGGCACGACACGTCCCGGCCCAGCACCTCCGGCAGCTTGACCTGCAGCGCCAGCCGCAGCAGGTCCTCCCCGTCCGGCGGCAAGATAAGTTCCGTCATTGCGTCCTCGCTGCCTGCAGTGCACGGGTAAGCGTGCGGTTCTCCGCCTCCGCTTTGCGTGCGTCTTGGTCCGCGGTAATCACGGACACGCGTATGCGGTTCTTGCCATAGTGCACGGTCACCATGTACTTGCCGCCGCCAGCTCGAGCTGCGGCCGCCACAGCCTCCGCCCGCCCGCGCAGCTCGCGCGCCACGGCGTCAGACTTCAGCAGCTCGCGGGCGCCGGCCGAATTCATCTTTAGGCGGATCTTGCCGGCCACTACCCCTCCCACCTATTCACCAGCATGTACGTGTGGGAGAGCGCGCCGGTAGGACTGCCCCACCGCTGCACGTGCCCTTCCACCTGATACTCCACGCCGTCAATCTCCACGTGGTCACTGTCCTGCCAGAATTGCGGCGGGCTGTTGCGGTCCGTGACGCTGTACTGCGCCAGCACTGCCTGCCGGCCGGCGTCGCCGTTCTCCGCGCCCGTGACCGGCTGCACCACGACGTCGTACGCTGCCGCCCGGGCCGCGCCGCCCTCCGCGGTGTAGTCCAGGTACGTGCTGCCGCGCTCGTCCACGACGGCCGGCCGGATCCGGTAAACCGTCTTGCTGGCGCTATCGTCCCAATCAAACATTCCTAGTGCCCCGTCCAGCGGTAGCGGTCCATCACGCGCTGCTCCGCGGCCAGTGGGATAAGCCCGCCGGACACGCCCTGCACGGCCATGCCCCAGTTAACGGACAGGCTGCCCGCCTGCTCGCGTGTCGCGCCCATCGGGCTGGACAGTGCACGGGCCGCCAGCTGCAGCGTCAGCTGCTGCAGGTCTTCCACGTCCTCGTGCCCGTGGTCAATGGTGACGCGCACCTGCCGATAGCGGCGCGTCCAGGTCCCGCCGCCCACCTTGCGCAGCAGCCCGGCCGCGCTCCAGTCCACGGCGGCGTCCACCTCCGCCGGCGTCGCCAGCACGTTGCCGGCGTCCGTGACGCTGTGCACCGCCGCCAGACGCATGGTGGGAACGGACAGCACGGGGCCGCCCGGCCCGTCCAGCACCAGCTCGTGCCCGGTCACCAGCGGCCAAATATGCCAGTGTGCTTCACGCCGGATCGAACGGGAGACAGCAGCCACGGCGTCATGCGTGCGCATGTCGTCCTCCCGCAGCTTGCCGCGTGTGTACCGCTCCAGCTGCTCGGCAGTTGCGAATGGCGGCAGCGGCTCAGTTGCCGGCTGTGTTGTCATGGTGCTGTCTCCCGTGTCCGGTTACTTGCTTTTGTTGTCCGCGGTGCCGGCCTTGTTCGCGGCGGTGCCGGCCTTCACTTCCTGCTCCGCGGTGACGCCCAGACGCTTGGCGTCCTTGTCGTCCAGCCGCACAACGTGGTCGATGCCGTTGATTTGTACGCTGTAGCTCTTGAGTCCGGCCATGGTTTACTCCTCCAGTTGGAACCACTAAGGGCAGTGCCAGAGTCTCCGGCACTGCCCTTAGTGTAACGTTTACCCGCGCCCGGTTCGGCTTAGACGGCCGGTGCCAGGTTCACCTCAACGAGTCCGGCCGGCTTGCGGACGGCCAGTGCCAGCCGCTCCTCAGCGCGGACAATCACGCGGTTGTGCGTGAAGTCGTCTTCATGCGAGTTAGTGGACTGGACACGCACGCCGCCCTTGCGGTACACGGTAGCCGCCTGAGCGAACGCACCCACCAGCGCGGTGCCGGCGGGAACGGCCGGCGACACAACGGTGCGCAGGCCCCACACGGGCGGCTGCTCCATGATGCCGCCCTGCCCGTACTGGCCGGCGAAGTAGCCGCCGCCGAAGTACTGGCCGTTGCCGTCCTTCGCCAGCCGCAGCTCCTGATAGTCAATCGGGTTGATAACAAGCCCGTCAGCGTCCAGCGCGGCGCCGGTCTGCACCTTGGTAATAGCTTGGAACACCACATCAGCGACGGATACGCCGGCGGCGCGGCCGTGAGTCTGCACGCCGGAACGGTTGAGCAAGCCGGTAAGATTGCTACCCGCGCCGTCGCCGTTCAGCAGCTGGCCCTCCTCGACACGCGCCAATTCGTACAGCAGACGCGTGTTGATTTCGGATACCAGGAACGAAAGGTCTTCCATCATTTCGTCAGTGAAACGCACCCAGCCGGCAATCTTGCTCAGCGCGTCAGTGACCGGCGACGGGTCCGGAACGTGCAGCTGCGGCTTGGCGCCGTTCTCAGCGACAGTAGTAAACGCGCCCTCGACCGGCCCGTTTTCCACAAAGTAGGAAATAGCGTTGCCGTCCAGGGTGCCGCTGCCCAGCAGGTCAGCGATAACGAGACGCTGGCGCGGTGCCTGCACGATAGTGCGGTCAACCTGCGTCAGCAGTGGGGCCGCCCATGCGCCCACGGTCTGCGGATCCGTGGCGGCCTTGTACTCCGGCGCGGCGGCGGACGCGCCGGCCAGCCCCTTGATTTCCTTCAGACGCGTGCCGGTGTGCTTCACAAAGTGCTCACCCAGCGACTTAGCGCCCTCCGGCTCGCGGCCGTCCTCGCGGCGGTCGCCGCCGTCGTCGGCGCCCTTCATGCCGGCGATTTCCGACAGCAGGCCGGACCGCTCAGAGGCAGCCTTGATCTGCGTGTCATAGCCGGCGATTTCGTCGCGGTATCCCTTGACCTCCGCCACCTCGTCGTCCGTCAGGTCCCGCCCGCCGGACTTGGCCTCGTTGATCAGATCCTGCGCAGCCTTGAGCGCGGCAGCACGCTTAGCCTTGATGTTCATTTTCTAGACCTCTCCAGTCAATGCCAATAGTTCGATTTCTGCTGCCAGTCGCTTCGCAACGGACGGCGTGCGGCTGGCCTTACTCGACACCTCAGTGTCTTTAGGCGCACCGGATCCGCTGGCTGCTCCCGCGTCTTGCTTGCCCCTGCCCAGCAGGGTACCCAGCGCAAAATACGCTGGGAGAATGGCGGCCTTCTGCTCCTCAGTGAGCGCGGCGCCGGTCAGATTCTCCAGCGCCTTTACGGCCAAAATTTCCGTTTCCTGATTTGCCCCGATAGGGACAACGGACACCTCGTACAGCTTGAGCTTGCGCAGCTCGTAATAGTGCTCCACGTCGTCGCCGTCGTCCGACCTGGCGCGCTGCGCCTCGCCGCCGTCCAGCACGTCGTACGCAAACGACATTTGATTCAGCCGGCGGCCCTTGAGCAGCCGGTACGTCTGCTGCGCCTTGGGGTTCTCCAGGTCCAGCTGCGCCTTCACCAGCAGGCCGCGGTCGTCCTCTTTCGCCTCGAGCACGTGACCCAC